GGCGGCTTTTGTGTGTGCTATGCTAGCGTCGGCTTGCCGCTGATCTGTACCGTGATCGACGCCGATAGTTTACCATCTATGGCTACGTCGCTAACTTCGTAGCCGGTAATAAAGCCGCCGAACGTCCAAACGGTACTAGCCGCGTCGGGAAAGACGATATCCCAAGTATCGCGCGTAGCCGCGCCGTTGCTGTTGAAGCCAGCTAGCAACCCTGTAGCGGCGTTATGCGTCGGGTTAGCTAGGATCATATTGATATCGAACGTCAATTCGCCGCCGTCTTTTAGCGAACCGATGTATTCGCGCCAGTAACCAGGCGAACGTAAATGCGTAGCTTCGATTGTTTCGGCTTTGAAAGATGGGCCGCCGATGTTAGTAACTTCGGCAATTTCGGTACCGTTGCGCCGAAGATACGTACCCATTGCGCCGATTGCTTCGGTATTCGGGTTAGCCATCGTTGTTGCTCCTATAGGCGCGCGTACGCGCTAGATTGATCGATGATCGCGCGCCTGGCGCTACAGTTGAATAGCTACGAACTTAACAGCGGCGTTTGTAGCGCTGATGTACAAATTACCATCGGCTTGACGCCAGCCATCGCGGTTAAGGATCAGCGGTACAACGTCTTGCGCTTCGATAGCATACGTTGTAATATCGCCTATTCTACCGAAGCCATCGGCGGCGCTGGTTGCGGTAAACGCGTACGGCGTTGCGGCGTGCGTATTGATCACAAGTACCAGAAGGCGCGCGGCTGATCCGAATGGAATTTGATTACCGTTCGCAACGTCGGCGGCAACCTGTACCGCGTCGGCGCTGTTCGCGACAAGCGGCAATGTAGGATACGATCCTATAGGCGTCGTTAGTGCAACTGGTGTACGTGCCATCGTTGTTAACCCCTTTACTATTGTCGGCTGTTACCTGATCGCGGATAGAAACCAGTGTAAAACGTTTCTTGAATTAAAGCCGTTTTATAGCCGTTTTAAGGCTTTGCTATGCGGCGGCTTTACCTAAACCCCTTACACCCTAAAATGCGTTTTCGTTTACCGCATTACAAAGCCATCGAAGGATCGCGCCGCGCGTCGGCTGATAGATGTACCTGATCGTACCCTATTGGGCCTGGCTTGCCAGCTGGTAAAGCCAGGTTAGACGCTAGCACACTGGCTAACCTACACGGCAACTTCGTTATACCAGATGATAAGATCGATCAGCGATTGATAAACGTTGCTAGCTGGTTCGCGCTGTTCGATATCGTTTTCGATTGTTATACCGCCGAAGCGTATACCGTCTATTTCGCGCGCCCGCGTTCGATCTTTCCATTGTAGATTAACCGCGCGAAAAAATGAGATTAAAGCGGAGCGAACCAGCGCGCGGCTAGCGGCATTGTTAGCCCATATGGTTAGCTGTAGCCGCTGGCGCGTCAACGATCCGATAGTTACTAGACTATTCTGGCGTATATTGCTAACGCGCTGGTATGACGCGGCTGGCAATGTCGCGCCTTGCGGTATGTTATCTGGCGTATAGCGGAGCGCTGGCGTACCTAGAACCGCGCCGATTGTCGGTTCGTTTTTTAACAGCGTTACTAGCGCTTCTTCAACCGTTGCCATATTTCAACCTGTTAAGGGTGTGATAGTAAAAGTTCGTAGATTATTTTGCATATGTTAAAAATTTATTTTTCTAGATCAATACTTAATAATAGTATATGCCTTCACACCCTTAACGCCAGGCTAGCCAGGCACGCCAGCGGAGCTATAGCGCGTCTTCAACCAGGGCGCGCAATGCCGCCGTAACTTCGTTGATTGCTTCGGCGCGTTTCGCGTCAAATGCTGGTCTAACGTGCGGTCTAGCGCTTTGATGATAGCTTCTACCGCGCGCGTCGGTTTCTTCGTAGCCGAATTCTAATCTAGGCCCATAAATAACATCGGTACCCGTAGTGTTATACGCTGATGTGCTAGTAGTTTCGGCGGTACCTAAATGCCAGGATCGTTTATATGTACCAGTCTTATACGGCGCATTTTCAACTATTTCGTTTTGTATCGGCATTAACCCAGCGTCAACAGCTGTAACTAATTTAGCGCCCGCGCCCGCGCCTTTAAGCGATTGTAATAGTTTTTTAAGTTCATCGCCGCCTTTAACGTATGTTTTCGCTTTCATAACGTGACTTTCTCAACAACTAACGCCGTTACCGTATCGGTACTTTCGGTAGATACGTCGGTTATGTTATACGATATACCATCGATAACTATTTGCTGTTGATCGCTGATGTTAGGATAGAAGCCAGCTATTAATACATTCCATAGGTTAGTAACTATTGTGTTACCCGCTTGCCGCTGTTCGCCGCCGCTAGCTGGTTCGATATAGCACGATAGTTGCTTTAACAGCGGATCATCATTCCAAACGGTAACAGCTTCGTTATGACTGTTATACGTAGTTGTACCGTTTTGAATAGTCGCGCGGCTATTAAAATGCCGCCGAATGTTACGCATTAATCTAGGGTGTATTAGTTCGCTAGCTGGCATTGCGTAAACCCTGGCTAATTAATATATCGCGATAGCTAAAATCGTCAACAACCCATTCGGCTATACCAAACGTTGCGCCTTCTGTTAACGCTTCGTTGTCGGCTTGATCGCGCAACAACCTAGCATTAGCGCGAAGTTCGGCGGCAACTTTAGCGCCATCGGTAGATAGTTGCAATATCTTGATAACCTTTTGTACCTGTACTTCGTCGGCGGCGATTGTTTCAAGCGCTAAAGCCGCCGTACGCTTCAAATTAAAGCCTTCCATTACTAGAAACGCTTTAACTTCGGCGTCAACGAAGATCGGAAAGCTAGCATCGATATCGCGTATACGATTACGTATATAGCTGATATTTAATAGCGTACTATCAGCGCTATCAAGATCATATGTAAACGTTGCACTATGCGGCATTTGCGTACCCTATGATGTGCTAATGATAAAACAGCTTGATTATAGTTATATAACCAGATCGCCTAACGGCGTATCGGCTTGCGGCTGGTACGGCAACGCTCAAAGAAGCGTACCAGCCGCTAGCCCTATGAAGGGCGCGTTACTGGCGCGCTGTAGGCTTTGCCGCTTTGCTGGCGTCGCTTTCGGCTTTGATCGCATCGCTGGCGGCTGTTTTGTTGTCGGCGGCGCTGGCGTTAGCGTCAACGTCGGTAGCTTCGGCGGCTGTTAGCTGGGCAACGTCAGGGCGCGCGGCGCGCGTTTCTGGCGGCATATTTACCATATGCGCGGGTACGGCGGCGCTAACAGCGCTGGCGGCTTCGTCGGCTTCGATTGCTTCGATGAATTGACGTACCGCCAGCAACATAGTGTTAGCGGCGTCTTTTACGGCTGTACTGTTTGCCATTGTTGATCCCCTTCTACTATCAACTAATAACGGTTACGGGTTTCTTGCCGTTTGCGGCGTCGCTTCGGCTCATTCGATAGCGACGCCGCGCCAGGCAACCGCGCCCGCTGTACGGCTATAACGATGCTAGGTTGTACCCAGCGAAGCAACGGTAGCTTTAGCGTCAAGCGCGCCGCCGCCGAAGATGTGCCGAATTTTGTAATCAAGGCTATCATCTTCGAACGATCCTTGCATCGGATCAACCGCGCCGCCGCCTACGCGTACCGCGTTCGGCGCTTTCATAAACAGTTGCGGCGCTTCGTAGCCGCGCAAAAAGTCAAATTCGAAAGCTGGTCTACCGCTAGTAGCGGCGGCGTGCAAGTACCACGCTGTAGCGCCGTTTGTAGTGTTGATCAAGTTGAGATAGGGGTTAACAACCAGCTTGACGCGGTTACGCAAGAAATTTAGCGTTTCCATTCGCATAGCCGCGCTATCAGCGCCGAAGATCAAGTTAGTCGCGTTTAGGATCGTTTCGGCGGTAATTTCTAGCGTTGTCGGTACTTCTAGGATCGCCGCTTCGATTGTGATCGGTTCGCCGTCGGTATCTTTCATTAGCGATAGCACATTCAAGCCATCGGCTAGCCCTTGCGTTGATAGCTTCGGATTATCAACGCTAGCGCCGTTAGCG